GATAAGGAAGGATTTAACGGCGAGATATTAAATTTATTAAAAAAGAATACTGATTTAAGTAAAACTATAAAAGCTTATGAGGATACCTGTATTAATATTAAATAAATTATATAAAATATGAAAGAAAGATTAAAAATAGCATTTGACGTTGACGATACCTTAATAATTCCTAGCGTGGCCGGATATGCAAAGGACGTTCCTAACTATAAGACTATAGCAATATTTAATTGGTTTAAAGAGCAAGGGCATTATATGATTATATGGTCTGGGAGTGGCGTAGATTGGGCAAAGACTTGGGCGGAGAAGTTAGGGTTAGAAGCAGACGAATATCCGAGGAAAGGAGAGATAAAAGTTGATATAGCTTTTGATGATTGTATTGTGGAGTTAGGAAAAGTAAATGTAAAAGTAAAAAGAATAAATAACAATATTAGTAGAAAGGAGTGGAATAAAAAAGATAAAAAATAATACATAATATGCATAAAGAATCATATCATTTAATGAAAGCGTTTCTAGACAAAGAGGACAAAACCAAGAGCCTTAAGATTTTGGAAGTTGGTTCGCTTAAATTTGTGGGGGATGCTTACAGAAAAATAATCGAAGAAACCAAATGGGAATACACGGGGCTGGATTTGGTTGCCGGTGATAACGTGACATTATTAGTGGAAGATCCATACGATTATCCGCTTATGGATAACTCGTTTGATTTAGTAATATCGGGACAGACACTAGAGCACGTTGAATATATATGGGTGTGGATAAAAGAGCTGTATCGGGTTACCAGAAAAGGAGGGAGAATTTGTCTGATAGCTCCGAGCAGGGGAAAGAGGCATCACCGTCCAGACTACTGGAGGGTGCAGCCAAACGGCATGAGAGCCCTGTTGGAATGGGGTGGTTTTAAAAACATAGAAGTTAATTTATATAAGGAGAGTATCTGGCACGATTGTGTCGGTACTGCTATAAAATAATTATGACAGTAAATATAGCAAAATATAAAAATCCAAAATATTTGCCTGGCGATATTGTAGTTGTAAAGGCAGGTAATTTAGGTCATGAGCTTTGGACTGGCACAATTATATCATCTAAGCAGGATAAATATAATTACACGAGACATCAGATTAATTTTGATGGGAACGCTATATCTTTTGACGAAGAAAGAATATATAAAAAATTATAAGGAATTTTATTTTATGAAAAAAGCATTTGTAACTGGGATAACCGGCCAGGATGGAAGTTATCTAGCCGAGCTATTGCTGAAAAAAGGATACGAAGTACACGGGCTTGTCCGCCGAGCATCCACTTTTAATCGGGAAAGAATTGACCACCTATATAAAGATTTTCAAGAGGAGGATAAATTGCATTTACATTATGGCGATCTCGCCGATTATGTTTCGGTAGTAAACATCCTTAAAAAAGTTAAACCTGACGAGATTTACAATCTTGGGGCACAGAGCCACGTGGCCGTCTCATTTGAGATACCTCTCTATACCGCGCACACGACAGGAATGGGTATACTCAATATACTTGAAGCTGTCAGGATACTAGGTTTGAAGTCCAAGATTTACCACGCGTCCACCTCTGAATTGTTTAGCGGAAAAAAGGGGGAAGCCCCGCAAAGCGAGGGAACTCAATTCAATCCACAGAGTCCCTATGGTGTGGCTAAGCTATACGCACACAAGATTTGCGAGGTCTACCGCAAGGGGTACGGAATGTTTATCTGCAACGGGATATTATTTAATCACGAGAGCCCGAGGCGAGGAAAGAATTTTGTGACCAGAAAAATTACTTTTGCCATAAAGAATATATTATCAGGAAAACAGAACAAACTCTATCTGGGAAACTTGGAGGCGAAGAGGGACTGGGGCTATGCGCCTAAATTCGTTTATGGAATGTGGCTTATGCTTCAGCAGGAAAAACCAGACGATTATGTTTTGGCGACCGGCGAAACTCATACGGTCAGAGAGTTTTGCGAGAGAGCATTCGGATACGCTGATTTGGATTACAGGAAATATGTTATGTTTGACAACCGGCAGTTGAGGCCGAACGAGGTTGATCATTTGCGCGGGGACTACTCAAAGGCTAAGAGGGTTTTGGGATGGGAGCCGAAGGTCAAGTTTGAAAAATTAGTTGATATAATGATGAAAGAAGAATTAATAAATTAATATAAAAAAAGAATATGAAAAAAGAAAAAGTAATATTGAAAAATAGTTTTAAATTATTAAAGAAAGCTATAAAATTAAATATTCTTGTTTATATTAATAACGAAGAGTTATTAAAAGTATTTGATAATTATGTTGTTGTCGGATACCGAAGTTATAAAGAAAAGGGTTGCAATAAATGGAGAGAACTTGATGAAAAAGACGAATATAAAGGAGAATTGGATATTAATATGGCAGCCAGCCCTTGGAAAAATTTTAAAATAGTTAAAGGCAACGAAAAAGTATACATTAATATTGACGAATATGATTTAAAAAAAATAAAATGAAACATAAAAAATATTCACTTTTCGTTGGGCGTTGGCAGCCATTTCATCGAGGACACGAAGCGTTAATTCGTAAAGTCTTGGCCGAGGGGAAAAATGTGTTGATTGCGATTAGGGACACCAATAAATCAAAACAAAATCCTTATAACCTCTCGGATAGATTTAAGATGATTAGGAAAGTTTTTCCCGATACAAAGAGGGTGGAAGTAATATCAATACCTGACATAGACGAAATAGTTTATGGGCGAGAAGTCGGTTATAAAATTAGGGAATTAAAATTGCCGAAAAAGATTGAAAAAATATCGGCTACTAAAATAAGAAATAAAAAATATAGAATTATTAATTAAATGTGAATAAAATTATGGGAAATGCAATTACATTAAAATTAAATTTAACAGAAGAGGCTGTAACAAACATATTGTTTGATAGTGATTCTATAGCTACGCTTATAAGAGATAGTATCAATGAACAGTTAACAAAAGAGAATATGGAAATTTCTAAGGTAAATGATGCTATTCAGATGATAATAAAAGTTAAGACACTCAAGAAAAAATTATGATTACTTGGATATTAGGACAAAGTAATGCTGGCAAATCTACTCTAGCTAATGCTTTACAAGGTATTGAAGATGGTAATATGGGAAGTCCATATCATTTAAGTATTAATTTAGATGGTGACGATTTGCGTAAAATTTGGACAGACTTAGGTTTTAGTAAAAGAGATAGATATGAACAGAATTTAAGAGTTGCTAAATTAGCTAAATTGTTAGATGATCAAGGTGTTAATGTCGTTGTTTCAGTTATTTGTCCTTACAAGGAATTAAGAGCTAAAATTAAAAAAATTACTAATTGTAAATTTATTTATATAGAAGGTGGTGATGAAGGAGATAAGTTTCCTTTTGAGCATCCTGAATTATATTAATATGCTAAGTCAAAGAATCGGGGTACTCCCGTTTAGAAAATTTGAAGGGAAATTGCAAGTAGGCAGTTCCACTATACGTTGCGACTGGCTGGTAAAGCATTGGCCGGAAGCGGAGGAGTTTAGATATGGACAACCTTATGATGTAATTATTTACCAAAAGGCTTATTGGCCAGAGCACGCCAAACTAGTTGAGGGTGTTAAGATACTTGATATTTGCGATGCGGATTGGTTTCATTGGGGGTACAGGACAAAGGAGATGATAGGAGAGGTCGACGCTATCACTTGCTCGTCTTGGTTATTGACAAAGGCTATTAGAAATTTTACTAACAAGCCGGTGGTCTACATTCCAGACAGACTGGACTTGGATATATTTAAACCTATTGAAGTTAAGGACAGGCAGGCCAAGAAAATAGGGTGGTTTGGCTACAGCCATAATTTTTTTGCTCTGCATCCGGCCATTGTCCATCTTATCAAACTAGACCTGGAGCTTCTAGTTCTGTCCGAAAAGGAGTATCATCCTCCGTCTGGGTACGACAAGAAAATCGAGTATAAGACGCTCGGTTTTGATTGGGATACTTTGCGTGAAGACTTTAGCGATATAGATATGGTGCTCAATCCTCGCAGTGATAAAGGTAAGTGGGCATATAAGAGCGACAACAAGACTAGCATATCAAGGGCTCTAGGATTGCCGGTAGCGTTCACTCCCGCAGATATAACAAAGTTTATGGACCCAGAAGCTAGAAGAAATGAATCTAAAATTGGATTAAAAGAGGTTAAAGAAAAAAGAGATGTTAATATTTCTATTATACAATACAAAGAACTTATTAAAAAAATTAACAAGCAAAAAAATGGCTGAATACATTTGGCATTGCCCGAGGAGATGTGGGGCGATAATAACTAAGACATCCAAGTCCCAGCTTAATAGGGACCAAATTTATCAATGCAGGCATTGCAATGAGAAATATAGAGGTGATACCTTAATGATTTTGAATAAAAAAAATATAGAGAGGGAGCTGAGAAAAAGCAACAACGAAAATAAAGCTTGACTTTTTTAAAAAAATAATGTATTATGTTATCAGAAGGATAATTTGTGGATAAATGCTGTTTTTTATCTTAAATAAGTATGTTTAGCTTTCAAGTTATGCGATTTTAATTGCTTTTAATTTTATAAGTTTGTGGGATGCTGGGAAATAATAGAATACTCAGATGGTTCTTTCTTAGGAAAGAGTGAATAATTCATCCACACAAGCCATAAAATTGAGAGCTAAACATATTTTACATTAATATATATAAGGCGACACTCTCGGCTTTACGAAGTTCAAGAGTGCTTAATCTTTCGAGATTAGACTATATAGCGTCTAAAGAGTTTACGGACTCATCTATCGTAAATTATTTAGACGTTTTTTTATGTCTATTTTTGATAAAGTAAAAGACTTCTTTACGAAGAATAAATCTACCCTGAACCCCGCTGGCGCGGAGATGTACAACGTCGGTCAGTATGGTTTAGGCTACCAAAAAAACGAGGAGTTGTTGAAGGAGATGAAAGGATGGGTTTATGCGTGTTTTCCTGCTGGTACTCCAATAACGACAGACAATGGGGTTAGGAATATTGAGGATTTAGAAGTGGATGATATAGTCTATAATCATATTGGCAAATTGGATAAAGTCATTGAATTAAAAAGGCGAAATTATAGTGGAAGTTTATTTGGATTAAGATGTGTGGGGTTGCCTGCCATTCGTGCCACAGAAGAGCATCCGTTTTTTATAGAAAGAAAAGGCAAAAGAGAATGGATGGAAACAAAAGATATTAAGATTGGAGACTCTTTGCTTTCTCCAGTTATTAATGATGTTAAAGACAAAAAAATTCACAATATTAAAATTGTAAATAACAAGCATTCAATAAAACATCCTAATAGAGAATATAATCAGGATATAAAAGTTGATAAGGATTTGATGTTGTTGACTGGTTATTATTTAGCTGAAGGCAATGTTCGGTTTGGCAAGTCTGGCTCTGGCAATACTTTTCCTAAGACTGTCCAATTTTCTTTTTCTGCGGAAGAAAGAGACTATATCGAGGAAGTTGAGGAACTGATGCAAAAGTGTTTTGGAATAGAACATTTTTTGGAAGTTAATTGCCATAATGGAACAACTGTTTGTATTTTGTTTAATTCGAGGGTTGCCTGCGATTTTTTTCTTTTATTTAAAAGAGGTGCATTTAATAAGACAATACCAGACTGGATAATGAAGTTGCCAAACAATAAAATAGAGTTATTATTACGAGGACTTTGGCGGGGTGATGGATTTAAAAATAGGAATGATTTTTATATAGACACTATATCCCCATCGCTTGTTGATAAAATAAGAGTATTATTATTAAGACTGGGGATTGTTCCCTACGTTTCAGTTAAACATAGGGATAGGGAATTTGTTGTGGATAGATTTTGTAATTGTCATGATATATGGAGATTAAGAATGGGTGGTAGATATAGAGAGAAATCATATAAATTATTTGAGGGTATCGATTATAAAAAAACAGGAAAGTCTTGGAATGCGGGAAAAAGTTTTTGCGATATATTAGATGGATATGCAAGATTTCCGATTAGAAGTATAGAAATAGAAAATGTTGAAAACTTTTCGGTGTTTAATTTGGAAGTGGAAAATGAACATTCTTATTTAGCATATGGTGTTGCTACTCATAATTGCGTTAACGCGATAGCCGATGAGCTGGCTAACATGAAGATACTGCTGTATGAAAGGAAAGGCGATAAGATAGAGCAGATTAAAGACGATCCAATACTAACCACTCTTTACAAGGTTAATGACTTCACAACTAAATTTGATTTGTTTTGGCTGATTGGCGCATACCTAGAATTAACTGGGGAGGCGCCTTTATTTTTAGAAAAAGACAGCGAGGGCAATGTGACCGACATTTTCTTTTTGAACCCTAGCAAGTTTTACCCGATTGCCGACAAGAAAAATGTTATAAGGGGATATAAGTATGATATAGGCAAAGGTGTTAAGGTGGACATCCCGACAGACGAAATTATATTTATTAAATATCCCAACCCAGCAAGACCTTTCAGGGGGCTAGGAACATTAGAGGCGGCGGCTAAGACGGTGGACACAGAAAATTACGCGGAGGCTTGGAACCTGCAGTTCTATAAGAACTCTGCCAGGGCCGACGCCATTATAACTGTTGATCAGAAGCAGATGACCAAGGAGCAAAAGGTCGTGCTGAAAGAGAGCGTCAAGCGGGAGTACCAGGGAACTGACAAGGCCCACAAGTTGATGATTATGTTCGGTGGTATGGAATATAAACAGATAGCCACCACTCAAAAGGATATGGATTTCAACGAGCAATTAAAGTCAACTAGGGATAAAATATTTGGGATATTTAGGGTGCCAAAAGCCATAGTGGCTCAGACGGAAGGTGTTAATTACGCCAGTGCGAAGATGGCAGCCTACATATTTGCTAGGTGGACTATGCAACCAAAAATGGAGAGAATCATTCAGCAACTTAACGAGTTTTATGTACCTCTGTTTAAAGACAGCGAGAATAAGTATCTTGAGTTTGAAAATCCTATACCGGAGGATGATGAGCAGAAATTGAAGGAGAATACGCAATCAGTTAATAAGTGGAGAACCATAAATGAAATCAGGGAAACTGAGGGACGACCGCCTATGGAAAATGGAGATGAGATTTATCTGCCACTCAATTTATATCCAATCGGGTCAGAAGTTGAACCGAATAAAGAACCGCAGAAGTCGGTAGTTAAGGTGTGTAAAGTTCTCGATAAGGACAAGGTTAAAAAAGGATTGATACCAGACGAGAGGGCTATGCAAATGAGTCATAGACAGCATAAGAGTTTCTCGGCTGGCCAAATGAAAGAAATTAAAAATATAATTAAGAATCAAATAGTCAAGGAAATTGAGAACGGGAGCAAGCCTAGCAAGCAATGGAACGAGAAAAAAAAGAGGCTGTTTTGGCAACTAAAGAACAGGATATTCTTAGCGTTCGTTAGTAACGTTCGAAATAAGCAAAGAAAAGTATTCAAGGAGCAGGAAAGTGAGGTGCTATCCAAACTGAATAAGTTTAAAGGTATGAAAAAAAGTTTTGAAGTGGCTGAAATACTGTTGAATAAAAATAAGGAAACCTTGCGCACAATCAAAATAGTAATGCCCGCGTTAGAGGAAGTGTTTAAAGAGAGCGGAGACAATACGTTTAAATTTTTAGGGGTTGATATGGAAACGGATGTTACTAGCCCGAAAAATCAAAAGATATTAAAATCAAACACGACAATGTCCGCAGTCGAGGTAACCGCTTTGACCAACTCAAACATACGAGCTCAGGTAGCTGAAGGATTAAAATTAAATGAGGGAATAGCTGACATAGCCACTAGGATAAAAGGTACATTCAGCAAGGCTCAGTCTTACCGGGCGGAAATGATAGCAAGGACTGAGACGGTTAGGGCTAACGCGGCGGCCACTCTCGAATCTTTCAAGGACTCAGGTGTTGTGTCCGCAAAGGAGTGGACAGTGGAACCTGACGCTTGCCAGTTCTGTTTGCCGATGTCTGGAAAGGTAGTCGACCTAGACAAATCGTTTTTCAAGAAGGGCGATACGGCCGTCGGAGACGACGGGGGTTCTATGAAATTGGATTACAGCACTACTGAGTATCCGCCTTTACATCCGAATTCATACCATAAGGATACTGAAGCATACACAGCTGACGGCTTTAAATTAATTAAGGATATAAAAATTGGCGAAGATATTTTGTCCTTAAATCCTAAAACGCTTAATATGGAATGGATCAAGGTCAAGAATTTAATCAGCCACAAGCAGGACAAGTTAATTTCATTCAAGTCTAGAAATTTTGATTTATCGGTAACTCCAGACCATCAGATGTTTTATCAGAAGAGGTGGGACAAACGAATGGGTAGAAAAAAGTTTGAATTTATAGAGGCGAAGAAACTTCCGCCAGAAGCGATAATGTATCGTTCGTCAAAATGGCAAGGCAAAAAAATCAAAAGAGTTAGTATTGGGAAATATAAAATGTCTTCAGATTTATTTTGTAAATTTATGGGTTGGTGGTTGAGTGAAGGAAGTGTAACTAAAAGAGGCGAAAATAGTTATCAGATTTCGATTGCTCAAAAGAGTAATTATGAAAAGATGTGCAATGATTTAATAGATTTTCCGATTAAAATAAATTATCAAAAAGACAAGATAGGGTTTAACGACACTGGCTTTGGAAAATATTTGGTTCAGTTCGGAAAATCTTTTGAGAAGTTTGTACCGGACATTATAAAAGGAATGCAACCGAAGCATATAAGAGTATTCTTGGATGCGTTCAGGCTCGGAGACGGATCAACACGAAAGGTGAAGAGATGGAAAGGTGGGAATTTTAAGGATGAATTGACTTATTTCACATCATCAAAGAGGCTAGCCGACGATATTGGAGAGCTGATTTTGAAAGTCGGCAGAAGACCATCGTATAATCTGCAAAAAAACAAAGGCGTTTTTGTAAAGCATAAGAACGGTATCTATGCCGGCAATCACGATATATGGATTATTAGGGAATGCTATTCACAGAACGCCTTGCTAAACAATATAGATGTTAAGGATGTTGAATATAACGATACTGTATATTGCGTCGAGCTTGAGAAGTACCACACTTTGTATGTTAGAAAAAATGGTAAGTGTGTTTGGAGTGGAAATTGCCGCTGCGATTTGGCACCAATAATAATAGAAGACTAGTTAATTATTTATTACTTTTTTATATAGGCTGGTAGGCCACAAGGACGGGAGTTCTACTAATTATTAACTTAATCACTACCATATGAAAAATGAAAAACATTTGGAAGCACTGACTGCTGTGAAGGATGGCGATATGATGGCCATTGGCTCTACTGAAGACGAAGATCGAGTTGGTGATGTGCTTAAGGTCAGTGATTGGGATTTGAGTAAATTTAAAAAGAATCCTGTCCTGCAAGCTGGCCACGATTATCGACCACAATTTACTATCGGGATAGCAAAGGACTTGAAAGTGGAAGGAAAAAAATTAACATTCAGACCGGTTTTCCATAGTCTAACTCAGCTATCATCCGATATACGTGCTATGTTTGAGAACAAATTTCTCAAGGCGTGGAGCGTTGGATATATCCCCGGCAAGGATGATGGGGATAAGAACGAATTGCTTGAAATTTCAGCAGTCGCAGTTCCGGCTAATCCTCACGCGCTTACTCTTTTAAAGAGTATGGAAAATCTTTGTAAAGACGAGGAGAACAAAATCAGTAACGATATTTCAAAATGGGTACAGGACAAGGGATGTTCCTGCGGAGACGTGGCTCTTGAAAAAGAAGAGGAAAAAGAAGTAGAAGAAAAACCTAAAGAATCTAAAGAAAAAGAAACTTATGATTGTGAATGTATTGAATGCGGAAATAAAATAAAATCAGATAAACACTGTAAGGATCTTAAATGTTCTAAATGCGGGGGTGAAATGAGACGAGCTGAAAGACCTGGACCAGGTAAAGATGGGGATGAAATTGAAAAAAAAGAAAAAGCTAAAAAATCTCCTGAGTGTAGAATAGATAAAGAGACTGAAGATGAATGTGTTGCTAGAAAAATTCCGGAAATAATGAAAGATGATCCTAAAATGGAGAAAGATCAAGCTGTCGCTATAGCTCTTAGTATGTGCAAAAAGAAATGCGAGGATAAGAAAAAGGGGATTATAAAAAGGTGGAATAAACAGCTACCTAAAATATTTAACAGTAAAGGATTTGATATAAGTCGGGAATCTAGCAGGGCTACAACCTTTGAATATAAATTATATACTGGATATCTTGATTGCGAAATAAGACATCTTAACCTAAACAATTATTTAATTCCTAGTCCATTGTTAGGTAGCTATTTAGCGGGATTTAAGGAAATTTTAAGTAATTATAAAGTTATAGATGAAAGGAATTTTGATCTTTGGACTGGTACTGAAGAGCCGATTAATTACGAAGTTATAAAGTTAAATTCTAAAGAGGAAGATGATTTTCTTGTCAAAGGAACTAGATTTTACAAAAGCAATAAAAGTAGCAAAAAGTTTATTGTCAAATTTGAGCCTTGCTTTTATGGATTGCAGGCGCAGATAATTACTGTCCGGGAAGATAAAGAGTGGAATAAAAATTTACTAATAAGTGTTAAGGATTGGGTTAAAAAGAATAACAAACTCAGAGGTGAAGCATTTTGTTTAAGCGGAGAATTTATAGACAGGGGCAATGTTGAATGGAAAGATATTGTTCTCCCGGATATGTTAAAGGGAGCGGTTATGAAGGGCGCAAGCCAGCTAGAAAGTAAAGGAGCTAAGGCTATACGCAGGGGGATGATGTTTATTGGGAAGCCGGGGACAGGAAAAACTTTAACTGGCAAATCTATGATGGCTAATTTAAAAGATAAAACTTTTATATGGGTATCTGCTAGAGATTTTGAGAAGATGAGTTATCAAAAACAAAGTACTTTATCATTAGCATTTAAAATGTGCCGATCCCTTGCTCCAGCCGTACTTTTTATGGAGGATATTGACGCCTGGATGAAAGATGGAAGAATGATGGATTTATTAAAAACCGAAATGGATGGACTTCAGGAGAACAGAGGAACTATAACTGTTTTAACATCTAATACCCCAGAGGAATTCCCTGACGCTTTACTAGACAGGCCGGGGAGATTTAACGATATACTTGAATTTGAATTGCCTAATAAAGAGTTAAGAAAAATAATGATTATGGATTGGTCCGGTTTGAAACAAATAGATACTAAGGACTTGAATAAATTAATTGAGGGAACAGAAGGTTTTTCAGGGGCGCATATGCGCGAATTAATTGATTTCGCCAAGATGATTAAAGACGAAGATAAAATAGAATTTGAAAAAGCATTAATGATTAGTCTTAATAAAATAGTTAAACAAAGAGAGTTAATCTCAAAAATCAGAGAGAGCAATAAAAAGAATAAAGACGATGAAGAAAAAGAAAATAGCGTAGAGGACAAGTCAGTTATAAAAGAGGGACGTGTAATCTCTGGTAAAAATAGAAAATTAATTAAAGACGCCATATTGGCGCAGGATAAGTCCACTGAGGCACTGGAGAAACTTCTGGAGACCAGCGAGCCGTTGGAAGACGGAGACAAGGTTCAGACTCCAGCAAAAGCCGAGGAAGCGGTGGACTCTAAACAAAAGGTCGAAGAACCAAAGAAGGTAGATAAAGGCTCGTTGACGGGAGCTGACGAGATTGCACTACGCACTTTGCAAAAGATAAACAAAGTTTCAAATTTTGGACTTAACAAACTAAAAAGCAAATTAAGTGGGTAAAAAAACTGTAAAAATTGACGGTAAAACATTTGTGATCGACGACAAAAATTTAGAGGAAGTTGATGTTGCTAATCAGGAGGATGCACCGGATAACAAAAAATCCAAAGACAATGAAGAAGCCAAAGACAATGAAGAGGATAAAAAGGATGATGAATCTAAAGACGATGAAGTAGAAGCTGAGGAAAAAAAGTACGATAAGGAGGATATAGATAAAGCGGCTGACAATGTTATGGATAAACTAGGCATCGGTGCGATGAAATCAGATATCGCTTCTATCAAAAAGTCTTTTGAGAAAAAGGCAGACAAAAAGATTTCAGGTCTTATTGATTTAGAGAAGCTGATGAAGAAGAACGTTGAAGAGATGACATCTCGGGAAAAGATTATTGGTTTTTTCTCGGCTTTAGTCAAGGACGATGTTCCTGTTTTGAAGGCATTATCTGAGGGTAAACTAGCGGTATGCCCTCTATAAATTCGGTGAACTCATGGAAAACCCTGCTTAACAGGACAATCATGAGCCAAGTTTTTGCCTAAATGGCAATTGAAGGTGCAACGACTAGGATTTGAAACTACAATAGTAGAATATAATAATCTCACGAGCGCCGAATGTTCATTAAAAACTTTCAAATATAATTAA